TTTATTTTTACTTTTATATGTAACTATTTGATTATCAAAGCAATTATTTTTAGCTCTGCGTTTATATTTTGATGTTTTTTCTATAAATTTTGTTTTACCAATCATAATAAATTTTATTTGATTAGTTTTTATTTTATAGTAAATGGCTTGGTGGCTTACGCTATGTAAGGTTGCGAACTCGCTAACTGATAATAAATCTTTCATATTGCAAATTTACAAAATAATATTGATAGTTGCAAAATAAATTTAGTTATATTACATTTGTCAAACACTTCTCGGAATATTAAATGAAATATCCAATCCTATTCTTAAGCGCATTAATCATAGAAATATGTTCAACATTTTATATTAGGTTTGTCGCAGAAGCAAATACTTCAGGTATGATATTTTTTGCTTTTATTGGTCCATTCCTTGGGTTACCATTCGTTGGTTATATGGTTGAATCTAAATTGTGGAGTGAGAGGATTAAAATGGCTATGGCAATGTCTAGTGGGTATGTATTAGGTGTTTTAATAGTAATTAACATAATTACAAAATGAAAACAATCATAAATGATAAATACGATTTATTATTAAGTTATGATCCTTGCGATATATTTACTTATTATAATGTAAGTGAGATGCACGGTTTAAATTTAAAAGATTGTAAAAGTTATAATAATACAACTAAAGATGCTTATATTGCTGGCTGGTGCAATTACATTCCAAACTCAGATAGGCACTTTGTGTTTATAAACCTAAGTAGATGCAATAGTGATATTGAATTCTTTGCCCTTATAATGCACGAACTTCTGCATCTTAGCTTTGATTTACATACTGATGAAGAGGAATTAATTACTTGGGCAGAAAAAGAATCCTATAAAATTTTAAAATTATTAGATTATTAAAACAACAATCGATAAACACTTCGCGGACTATTATTCTTATTATAAAAGAATATGTAAAAAGTATTACAATGGTCGGTACTTAGCAGAAGATATGTTACACGAACTCTATTTTAAATTATTAGCTGAGAAACCTGAAAGTATAGATAAATATAATAAAGATGGTAAACTTTACATTCTCGGATTATATAGATTAAGGGACTTATTCAGAAACCGAACTCGAACACTCCAGCATATTGATGGAAATACTTCAAGCCTTCACGAAATGGCTAATTACGAAATAAGAGATTTTGCTGAGGAACCAATGGAACTATTACCAATAGATGAAATTAATATCGAACGAATAAAAAATTGTATATTTGATGGGTTACTAAACCAAGATCACGATATAGAAGTATTTGTAATGGCTCAAATCGAACCATTATACAGAATGGAGCAACGAACTAAAATAAATCGTAGTAGCTTAAAGAAAGCTTACGAGAATGCAAGGATTAAACTTAAAAACCAATTAAAATGAAAACACAAAACTTAAATCACATTAAAGAAAACGTTGAATTATTTAGAATGTGGGTAGCAAACAACGAGCATCTTCAAAACTCAATGGATGTATTACAACCAGTTATTGAAGTTTACAACGAGGAGTTCCCACAACAAGCTATCGGACTATCAAATTGTAAAGAATGTTTATTAGATATGTTACGTTGGGCCATCGGACTAACAAAAGAAGAAGTTAAAAAGAAAAAAAATGAAATATAACTATATTACTTACACAACTTTGCCACCAACATTTGACTGCTATACAAGTAGTCTTATCGGAGTATTCTATATTATACTAAACTAATGCAAGACGAATACGAATCAATAAACTTTTGGAATAATGCCTAAGCCATTAAAAAACGAACCTAAGGACGAATACATTAAAAGATGTATGTCAGATAATGAAATGAACAGTAAGCATCCTAATTCAGATGAACGCTTTGCTGTTTGTTCTAGTTTCTTTGTTGAATATGCTGAAACTAAAATAAGTTTTGATTACGATGGCGTTTTGTCAACGGACCAAGGCAAAGAATTAGCAAAGAAACAAAAAGGAATAATTTATATTATTTCAGCAAGACATGATAAAATGAGTATGTTAAATACAGCTCACGATTTAGGAATACCAACAAGCCGAGTTTATGCAACTGGAAGTAATAAAGCAAAGATTGAAAAAATAAAAGAATTAGGTATTAACAAACATTATGATAATAACAAAGATGTTATTGATAAACTAGGTAGTATCGGATCATTATACTAAAGATGGTAAATTATATACAGGTCCAACTCATAAAGATGCAAGCGGTAAATTAATGACTGGAGCAGAACACTCATCGAACTCACAATATTTATACCACATAGAAGATTTATAGAATGGCAAAGAATGAAATAACTATTAAAAAAACTTTCGGTAAACGAAAGGTTGGTAAAGCAAAGAAATCAATTTGTAAAAGAGATAGGAAAACAAAACCAAACAAAGGACAAGGATAAACTCTTATCGGAATAAACTATGCCTAAAAAATATATAGACACACCTGAAGAACTTTGGACCATGTTTCAAGAATACCTAAACTCACTAGAAGTATTAGAAATGGAAGTACCTCACGTTAAATTAGGCACAGTTAAAATTCACACCCAAGAACCTCCAACTATGGAAGGTTTTAAATACTTCGGCTCTAACTACTTTGAAATCAAAGGCAAAGACAACGTTACAATTAAACACTATATTGATAATTCGAATAATTCTTATGATGACTATTGTACAATCGTTACACGCATAAAGGACTATATTTACAAACATAACTTTAGCAGAGCAGCTGTTGGAATATATAAAGAAAGTTTAATTGCTAAACAATTAGGATTAAGTGAAAAAATTATTCAAACAGTATTCACAGAACAACCATTATTCCCTGATAGGCGAATCCCAAAATTAGATGTTTCTCAGAACCACAGCGATTGATAAAATACTTGAATTAACTAAATTTGTCAAAGGCATTCAGGGGGGAACGAGTGCTGGTAAAACATTTGGTATACTGCCTATCTTAATAGATGATGCTGCTGAATATCCACTAACCGAAACAAGTGTTGTTGCTGAATCTATTCCACATTTAAAGAGGGGTGCAATCAAAGACTTTAAAAAGATAATGGTTGAAACTAAACGTTGGCAAGATGATAGGTGGAATGGTACTGACTTTAAATATACGTTTGCTAATCAATCGGTTATTGAGTTCTTTAGTGCTGATAGTGATTCTAAACTAAGGGGTGCAAGACGTGATTATCTATACATGAATGAGTGCAATAATATGACCTTGCATAGTTATACTGAATTAGCAGCTCGAACAAAGAAGGGAATTTATTTAGATTGGAATCCTGTAAACGAGTTTTGGTTTCACAAAGAATTAAAGGGTGATCACGATGTCGACTTTTTAACTATCAATTATTTAGATAACGAAGCATGTCCTGAAAGTGCATTGAACTTTATATTAAAAGCTAAAGAGAAAGCTAAAACAAGTAAACATTGGGAGAATTGGTATAAGGTTTATGGCTTAGGGCAAATAGGTACGTTACAAGGAACGGTCTTTGAGAATTGGTCTATTGCTCCTTCCATTCCTAAGGATGCTGAATTGATTGCTTATTCTTTAGACTGGGGATATTCAAATGACCCTACAGCTTTAGTAGCTTGTTATAAATCGGGGCAACAATATTACTTCGATGAATTGATATATCAAACTAAACTAACTAACAGCGATATTATTGACAAACTAATTAAACTCGGAGTTTCTGAGTATTCTGATATAATAGCTGATAGTGCCGAACCTAAGTCAATAGAAGATTTAAGGCGAAGGGGATTTTCGGTTAGTCCAGCTAAGAAAGGACCTGATAGCATACGTGCTTCCATATCTTTATTGCAAGAAATTCATTTTAAGGTTACTGAGAATAGCACTAACTTAATTAAGGAGTTAAGAAACTATTGTTGGGATGTTGATCGTGATGGAAATAAAATGCAGAACCCAGTTGATGACAATAACCATGCTATTGATGCGATTAGATATTTGGCAATGAATAAGTTAAGTAGCTTATCAGACTGGATGGACTTTGAGTAGATGGCTACAATTTGTAACCAACTGATTTGAATAATGAATATAAATCCTAACCAATGGTTCGGAAAACAAAAGTAAAATTTTAAACGTTATATATATATGATTCCAACAAATGTAAA